CTGTATCGCCTTGACCACTTTCCTGAAACGATACTTACAATCTAATCATAAGATCAAGTCTTTCATCGTACCTTCTACGGTTCCAAATATATTTAGAGTATCCGGAACACCTGACCTATGTCATGTATCTTTACTTATTCCAAAAACGGAGACAAGTTTTTTTATAATAGACCCTGCATTTTTCTTTTTGGAGCCATTGTATATCGATGTGACCCACCCTGAACCCTATCTCGTGGATACCATGAACATTCATAAACAGAGGCATGAATTCATTGTTGGACAATACGATGGAAATCGTTGTGTATGTTTTTTTGAAGAAACTCCTTCCGATACATGGTTTTACGAGACGTATGAAGTGTTGGATCCAGATGAGAGCATCGGTATTCATTTTTTAACACATAAACCAGAACCGTTTCTATGTAAAACTATCATGGTCGATGGTGAACCCTACAAAGAGTATCATCTAAAGATGGAAGAAGGTCATCTCGTCTTTATTCAGGACCATACCGAAGTGTATCGCGGACCCCCTTACCAATTACCAGATGAATTGCAAGAAATCATCGAACAAATCTTGTTCAAATACTTGAGACCTTTACGATCGTGATTAAAAATGTCTATTGTACCAATGACACGAAATATAATCAAATGGACTGTCATTTATCATCATATGACTATTGACCCAGTTTAATTTTCTTATTCTTATCTTATCCTTATGAAATTTGAGCATATAGTTGAAATAGAGTTCATATTCAGATGCACCACATAAAGTCATATTCGATACATTTTCTAAGAAAATCATATAAAACTTATCTTGATGCGTGCTTTCTACTCTTTCCATAATTTCCTTAACATATTTTTTTTCAAACATCATATGATGACAAATACCCGATTTAGACATATCCATTTTTACGAACTCTTTATCTAATTTACTCATGTGATCAAAGTAGGGAGTATGGTTTTCGGCACTATAATTGTATAGACATTTATCCTCCTCCACAAATGTGATTGGTTTTAAAAAAAAAGTGTCACAATCTATTACCAAATATTTATCTAATATACCTGGAATAACAAATCCCGCGTATAATTTAAGTAATTGTTGTAAATACCAGTTATTTCTATCCTCTTTATCATATAGTTTTATGATCATTTCAAGATTAAACGGGAATAAGTTCTCATTTATAGTGACACAACCATTCACATGAAGGGTAGGATCATAACTAATGATATAAATGTTTCGATAGCCTATAATATTCATCTTAGTATATTGGATTTGTTTTTCAATGACACCTATATCATTTGGACCAACTGGTATGACAATATCAAATGCGTTGCGTATAGAATGTTCTATATTCATAAAATATGGATGCTCAAACTGTCTAACAATACCATTATTAATTCTGTGATGGGTCAACCATTCTCTATCCTTCTTAGAAAAAATGTTTTGATATGCGGAATTCCATAAAGAAATCGCATCATTTTTAATATTGCGAAAATACTCAAAATGTTGATATAAATCGATCCTCAATAGAAAAGTATCTTGATTAAAACATATCGGAACATAATCCTTTTCTTTTGCAAGTTCTATTAATATGGCGATGGGTTGTTGAGTGTTATTTTTTGCTATATCATATGGTATTTTTGTTTTTATACATGGGTGAAATAGAAACCCTCCTTCGATAATAATCACTTTAGGTTTTAATTTTAAATGTTCTAAAATTTCATAGTCTCTTCCATCAATATCAATAGATAGTAAATCTACCTCAACATTATTCATAAATGTTTCGTGAAGATAATCGATCGTATCTCCTTCCTCACGTGTGGGATATACCATGGTTTTTATAGGTATCACATCTGTATTCTTATAATTCTCTACAAGTTCTATATATTTTGTTTCATTTGCTTCAATAAAACAACCATTCCATCCAAGTTCAAACAAGCATCTACAATTAGATAGATGTATTCCATCCCAACCTCCAAACTCGATAAAGAAACCATTAATTATTTGTAATTCCTTCATTATTTTTTCAATAATTCCATCATGTCCTCTCTGTGAATATTTATCGTGTTTAAAACAAGTAAGATCATATTTATTGAGAATACTCTTCTTGTAAATCGCGTCTTCTTGCCATCCTTGTAAAGATAAATCATTAAGAAGAGTAAAGTCATTGGAAACAATATAACTATTCAATTCTTTATACATAACCTGACCTGAATACATTTCTTTATGGCTTACCTCTGTATGTATATATTGAACATCATCAAGCTTCATACCTAAACCCTTCAACGCTAATAATTCAGCACCTTGTAAATCCATCCATATGATATCGACTTTTTGTATGGAATAATTATCCATAATAGTATCTAAACGATGACAGTTTGTAGTAATTTCATCTTGAACATAATGTTCAACTGTGTATGTACCGTTGCTTTTGAATAAAGAGGATGCACCTGGATTTCCATCTTTCCATGTAGTGAGCGTTTTTTCTTGATTTATTGGAAAAAAGGGGATCTCACCATCATAGTCACATACAGCACCCTCAATGAGTGTAATTCTATCGGCATAGGGTTCGATATTTTTTTTACATAAGGAAATTGTATTCGGATTACATTCAAACGAATATATTTTCGCGTTTGGAAACCAATTATAAAATTCGATACTTTGTTGACAATCTCTAGATCCTATATCGAAAATGGTATAGGGTTCATTTTTTTTCTCAATCAATCGAATAAAGTTTTCAATCATTTATATAAAAAGTCATTTTATTTATATAAATAATACGATTTTAAGTTTACTCGCCAAACATCTGATCAAAAACCATTCCGCCTGCATTCGACAAGAACCCAAAGAAGAAATATTGGATAAAGGGAAGACATCCAATGAAACAAAGAAGAATGCCTAAATATTGCATGGGTTGAATGTCTTCAAAGAGTTTAGTACCTTTCTTGTTGTAGGTAACAATCAAGTAATAACCCAATGCAAAAAAGGTAATACAGATGACGCCTACCAACGCGATGGCTGCTATACCCCCTAGGACACCTTGAAAAACAGACGCAAACATTATATTAGATCCACTCTTCATGTAAATTATAGAAATATTTTATTTATAAATGCTACAATCATGAATAGAATACCACCCCATATACTGTCAATCCATACAAGTGTCAATGGCCAATCCTTTAAGATAGCAAAGTTAGTTGTCTCGTAAATGAGATACACTAGAAATCCCAAGAAAAATGCTTCACGTATCGTACGTTTTGGTAAGACAATAAAATAGACAAATAATACCGTCATGGCCAAGTAACATACCAGTGCAGAACTGTAACGTATCATCATAGGTTTACGTTGGAGTTTTTCAATGGATTTGTTCATGTAGCGGTACATGATGCTAAAGTATAGGGTATCCAGTAACAAAAAGGAAAAGAGTGTCACGGCAAACGCAGCCCATATAGTGAATAGAGAACTATTGTCCATGTATACTATATACATAGGATTTTATTTAAGCCACACTTCCTATGGGTTGAGTGTATGGATTGCTCTTGAATGCCTTTAACAGATCAAAGTTGGGGTCCTGATTGGCGATACGGTATTGCTGAGGTTCGCTGGTCGAGACTCCTAAAAATCGAGAGTCTGGTACAGAAGGAGCCCGTCCCATCTGCCGATAATTGTTTTCTACAACCCGGTCTGCATTGGTATAATTGGTTTCAACATTCAATTGTTTGGCATTACCCAATGGGAAACGATTGGTGACATCGCGTACAGTGTTACGTTGATTGTATTCCGCATCATATGACTTGTTTTTTTCCTTGCCCTTGGGTTGACCAAAGACCTCTCCCTGAGTAGACTGACGCTGGGTCGCTTCCAAGTAAGGATTTGCAACCTGGTAACCCGTTCCCTGTTGCCGCTCTGTATTAAGGTAGTTTAATCCAATTTTTTCGACATCCATCTCACGATGGGTAGTAACAAGTTGTTCATGTGGATTAAAGACCAAGGGTTTTGCTCCTCCTTTCAGATTGCTTTGATAAGTCTGGTCAATCGTATTCATTTTTTTACTATAACGTAACGTTTTAACAATAGGGTCAACCACATTTGCCATAAACATACCTCCTACCGTTCCATAATAGTCTTCTTGACTATCCCTGCTGTTCGTATAAGATGTATAACTTTCTTTTCCATAATTTTGCTGTGTACTTGGAAATTGTCCTTGAGGTGCAAGGTTGAGAGGGTCTGCACCTAGGTATGTTTGTTTGTGTACGTCGCCTTCTTGTCCCTTATCCGCATAACCCATCTCTTCTCCTAGTTTGACCCCATAGTATTCAAAGGTAGTACTCTCTCGCTCTTCTTTCGTCAACATTTCAATGGGCTTGTTTCGTGGACGCTCAATTCCACCTGCGATACCCGCACTTTCTACCCCATGATAAGCCTTGAACGTCTCTGGTGTTTTTTTAATGAACTTTCCCATTTGCTGTTGAGATGCGGCAATTTGTTTCGGGTCATAGGCTGGGGCTCGATAATTATTCTCATAATTGGATTTTGGATTGGTCGCCACGCGTAACTCGTCCACAGTCTTGGGTGCATGACGTTCGCGTTCTGTAAGACCCCAATTAAAGCCATTGACACCCTTTTGATCTTTGATTTCCTGCCATGGCTTGTCATTAGCATGTCGCGAAGACTCCTGTACACGAGACTGATAAAAGTCATTTTGATTTTGATTTCCAAAGACAGACGTCACCTTATCCGTTGGCTTAAACAGTGACGAGATTTCTTTCTTCTCGATAAAAAGTGACCCTTTCCCATCCTTGCTATCCAGGATTTGATTTTCTGTAAAGGAACTACCATACGATTTTGAATTGTAAAAGACTTGCATATTGCTATGTTTCACATCATCCATTAACATGTCATTTCCATCCAAGGAACGAAACATGGACTTTGGTTTGGATGAGTCTCGCTTAGGTGTAAAATACTTATCTTGATATTGGGAGTATTCTCCTTCACTGTTCATTGTATATTTTGAGGTATCCGTTTTACTTATAACAACATTCTCTGTATCCTTCAAGAGTACAGTGGGTTCGTCCACGTTGGAGACAGAACTTTCTTTAAATCCCTCCTTTTTCGTTTTATCGTTGGACATTAAATACAATGCCCCCAACATGACCACGGGTATTGCGATTTGAGCCATTAGTATAAATAAATATTTTAATAGTATGCAGAACGATAATAATCCTTTTCAAGCATACGGGTGGGTAAATTGTTATCAAACTTTAAAAATAGATTTGCTTGCGGATTGATAGGTAAAAAGGCATACTGTGCCTGCGGCTTTTCTCGAAAGGTCCAGGCTGGAAGCGAAGTACGAGACTCATCGACTTCAAACGTATTCGTGTCATAATTCTTTGATCTTGTTTCTGGTTTCTTATAAGGAACTGCATCTCGAGTAAGAGATTGGGGCCTTAGAGCCTGACTTACCTCGAAACTATTCGTCTGCAGATTGGCTCCCCATTTTTGCAAGCGTATATGAATGTCATCGATGTACGGATTGGACATGCCATTTCCAGGTGTGTTTAAATGATAAATGCCCACCTGAGTGGACTCGGTCAATTTTCGAGAGATACGGTCTGGATCGTCGTGAAATCGAGTAAATGCCATTTATATACTATATTAGTTTAAATAATTGGGACGTTCGCGATTTAACGAGATATAGGGGTCAGGCATCATGAGTGGAACCTTTTCATAATAGGTGGTTTCTTGTAACCTAACAGGAGATGGAGATGCATGGAAAGAGGTTCCTTCTAAATTGGTTGATCGTATGCCTCGAAGCATAGACTCCACGTCAATTGCGTGTTGGTCCATTTGTCCGGCATAGATGGAAGGATTTGGTCCATTCGTAAATAAGGTCGGTGCCTGATGTACTCCAAACCCACGATAGGTATTATAGGCAAGATGTTGTTGGTCTTTACGTTTCTCGGATTGGTAGTCCAATGCAGTGTTTAGATTGCGAGTAGATGCCATTATACTACAGAGGATATTTTTTTAGGATAGATTTGAGTTCATTTCTTGACGGTGTTTTGCTTGTAGAGCTCTCGTGTATCTACGCCGACATACCACCCTGACTCTAGGCCGCTCTTTTTCACCATCACATCCTTATCATACAATGGAAAACTCTCCAGTGGCAGGTAATCCGTCTCGGAGATCTGGATCACACTCTTTTTCTCTTTAAATGTATCTCCAAATTTCAGTTCATTCTCTGCTGCCACATTCACATTACCACGTCCTAAAAAGGGTACCGAAAGGTAAGGTCGTTGATGAAGCGAAACCTTAATATTGTTTGTCGTATTCTTGCTCTGTTGCAATTGGGTAGATTGCTCTACATTGCATCCATTGGGTCCAACACCATAGGTACCATGGAAAAAGAGATTTGGCTGGCTCGTCGCAAACTCCATCGTCGTATTACAGGACTGAGTATAAGGGTTCATGAGATTGTAATTAGAATAGTGTTGGTTCATAATTCCTTTTTGGGTATTGGTCACCGCGTCATTCCCTATTCGGCTCAACTGATCAAATTGGAAATCCACAACACTCATATAGTTTTAAAGAGATATTTTATTTTTATAGGATTTGTCTCGGATCATTTTCATTCGAGACAAAATTAATACGGTACTACAGGATTAGAAGATACGCAAAGGCTTGTCCGAGGGTAGTACACCATAACAGTATTTTAAAAAGTCTTTGTATTCAGACTGGTCCACGGTGGTTACAGGGTTGGTATAAAAGGGTCTTAAAGACTGTTCAAATTTGAACTGGTCTACATGATTTTTAAACAAGTCTCCAATTTGAGAATTTCCCTTGTTTTCCTGTAAAATAAACTGTTTGGTCTTCTCATTGATACTGCTTTCTTTTTGTTCGCCGTAATCTGCAGGTTCCGCTTTTTTCATGGGATTATACTTGTAGTCTTGCATAAGAACGTTGTTCATAGGATTGGACTGGTCAATACGTTGATAGTCTGAAAGTTCTGTATCGAAATTCTCTTTTTGGCTCTTGTGAAACAGGACAATAATTCCTAACAAAATGCATCCTATCACGATAAAGAGGATACGGTTGAAACAAACGAACCCGATTACAGAGAGGACGATAATCAGTCTAGATAAAGCATTCAGGGATTGATTTCGGTCCATCCCGTCATAAATCCATATCTCTTGTATATACCTTGAATCAAAGAGTAAGGTTGGACTATCCCCCCAAAAGTTCATATATATACATGATTATATTTTATAGGATTTTTAACGGTGGATTAATGTTTATTCTTTTTCTTCTTGCCTTTGCTCTTGGCAGGTTTTGTTCCGTCTACATCTACAACAAACGTATCGGCAGATTTTTCGGTGAAGACAGGAACCTTGTCTGAAGGTGTTTCGGGTCCCTTCTCTGCAGCACGTTCTTCTCGCTTCCTCTGTAGACGTTCCTTGGTTTTCGAAATCTTAATATTCTCCTGTATCTTATTACTCATTCCCTTGAAATCCATCTTTCCCCCCATCCCCATTTTGCTCATCATCTCTTTCATACCGGGTAACATCGTCATCTTTTTCATAATCTCTGCAGCCTCTTCTAGGAGTTCACTCTCTTTCAGATCACCCTTTTTAATCTTGTCTTCGAGAGTAGTTCCAATGTTCTTGACCAGTCCCATGATTTTGGTAGGATTTTTCATGAGTTGCTTCATAAATTCTTCCTTGTCTTCCACATCCCCGAGTTCCTTGGTTGCCTCCATTGCAATCTCCTTTGCGAGTGAACCAATCTTTCCATCCATCAATCCTTCTAAATGGCTCTTGATTTTCTCCGTGTCTTCAAACGGGGACCCTGTCGGGGTTTCACCCGAGACTCCAACGGGGGTCGTAAAGAGGTCCTTCATCTCAGTCATGGTCTTCATGATTTTTTTATGCAAGTCTTCTTGATGAATGGCTTCAAACAACTTCGATGTATCGCCAAAGGAAGATTTGTTCTCCACCTGCTCCAACACGGCAAACAAAATCAACTGTAAGTATTTCCAAATGGTCTTTTTTGTTTTATCCGTAATCTTATCATCCTCTATCAGGACCTTAAAGTCAACATTGGGCAACATGAAACGTGGAACATCGAAAAAGGTTTCATTCTCATATAGTACCTCGAAAAACACCTTGGGATAAAGTTCGAGACAATAGGTATACACTTCTTCTATGGTTCCAATCGAAACCTCTTTTAATTCAGGAAAAGTTGTATACAGGTCATTCGTAAACTCCTGATAGACCTGTGCAAATTTCTCTGGAACTGACATTATAATGGAAACATAGTTATTTTTATATGTTTTTACGCGAAAAGAATATTATGCTCTCTTGACGCTAGGAAAATCTGCATTACGCATCTGTTCGATTTCTTCCATCGAGTAGTTCATTTTTGCCTTTTTGTCTCCTTCGACTGCCTCCATGTTTGCACTAAAGGCAGTTGGTCCGTCTATCCCACTATAGGTATACATTTGCCTCATTCCCCCGTTTCCTTGCGGGGTTAATTCATTCGGACTGGAGTCCAAAAAGCTAAAGTTATCACTTATCACACCTGAACGCCTTACCGTATCCCGTGTAAGATCAAAAGGATTGGGTTCTTCGTAAAGCATGGTTTTTTCTTGTTTGATCGTATTGATTTGTGGTTTAATGTATTCTAAAATTTGATTACCAGACAAGATTTCGAACTTAGGTTTAAGCAATAGGACAGGTACTCTACTGATCATCGGTGGCAATGGAAATTCTTTCCCATTCGGTAATAGAATATAGGTAATGTTATTTCTTACCACACGCTTGTCTATGCATAAATAGACAAACTTATCCTGAAACCCAGCCTTGTTCAATTCTTGTAAGATGGCCGAAGAGAACTTACAAAAATGGCTAAAATAGAGTTCATGTTTAGGTGCGTCATTCATTACTATCTATTATTTTTTTTCCATGAAAAATAAACCCATAATAAAATTGATTTGATTTAAATGTAAAATACAGGGTATATACAATGGACCTCAAACTTAGCCAAGTGATGGAAAAAGAAAATGTCCTCGAGTTTGACATTCAAGGCGTAGATGTCAGCGTAGTCAATTCACTTCGACGCGTCCTCTTGACACGTATTGAGACTCTCGTCTTTCGGGGATTTCCCTATGCCCAAAATAAATTGGAGTTTATCAAGAACAAAACAAAGTTTAACAACGAATACCTCAAACATCGCATTCAATGCATTCCCATCTTTGTAGACGACGACACCAAGTATGAGAATTTTGTGCAGAACTTCAAGGTCGTGTTGAATGTACAAAACCATACCAATGAACTTTTGTACGTGACAAGTCGAGACTTTAAGGTCGTCAATCAGGTCAGTGGAAAAGTCGTAGATCCCGTGCAAGTACGAAAGATGTTCCCACCTGATCCAATAAGCCAAGACTTTATCCCGATTTGTGTCTTGATGCCTAAACTCACTGAGACGGACGAACCCGAAGGACTAGAGTTATCACTTTCGTTTTCCACGGGCTGTGCAAAAGAAGACGCGTGTTGGAACGTGGTATCAAAATGTTGCTATTTCAATCTAGAAGACGAAGCCAAAGTGAAGGAAGCGATGAAAAAAGTCAAGGAAGAAGACAAGAGAGACTTTGCCTTGTTGGATGCACAGCGACTTTTCATTCCCAATCAATACCACATGATGATTCATTCCAATGGGATCTTTACCCCTACCAAGTTGCTCTCCAAGGCATGCCAATATCTAATTGAACGTTTCCAAGACCTTACCCTCTTTCTGAGTACACAAACGGCTGTCACCGAAGAGCGTTATGACACGATTGAACCTTTTGCGATTTACAAGGAGGATACGAATACTGTCCCGATTTATCATCTTCGGATTGAACAGGACGATTTCACCCTAGGTAAACTTATTGAGAATTATCTGAACTTGATGTTCCGTCAGGAGTTTCTCTATATTAGTTTCAAAAAAGTACATCCACATGACAGTCATTGTTTCATTTCCTTCTCTTATCGTAATGAAGACAAGCCATTGGAGATATTGGTTTCATACCTTGACCAGGTGTCCCGACATGTGATTGAAATCTATGAAAAGATTGGTACTATAGGTAGCACTTAGATAAAAATAGACGAAATAGACAAGAAATAAATGAAATAAAATAAAAGGTTATCTAAATGACAATCACCTATGGTAATCTCATACGTATTCATACCCAACAGGATACCTACAAGGAGAATGTTTTTTTTGTAGAGAAATGCAAGAGCGATGAACTTCTACTTCGGGCACAAGATCAATCAACGTTTACCTTGGACTTGACCGACCCCTCATTGGAAGACATTCAGATCGTGTATGTTCCGCCAGAAGAAGGATATGCTCAACAGCACTTGTTATTTCCTGGAAAATGGGTAGAAGTAAAGTTTGATGCCGATGGTACAGACATCATTCGGGGTAAGATCATCAGCTCGACCCATTTGCTTGAAATACTTACTGAGAATGGGACTTATTACATACCGGTTTTATACGGATTACCCGATGAGGTCTTTTCTATTCAAGAAATCATTCCACCCGATATTGTCTTACCAGAGATAGTTATGTCAAAGGTTCAAAAGGGTACAATGGGTCTAACAAACACAATTGGCGAAGAATACCAGGAAGTGCAGCCAGAAGACGAGGAAGGTGAACTATTAGGAGAGGAAGAAGAGGCCGTGGATGTTCCACTTTTTTACACACGAGAACAGGAAACCAATGATTTGGTTGAAAATTTACTCTTGCAAATCGACGAGAAGAAAAGAAATACTTATGCCATGAAAAAAATTTACAATGTGGTACATCGTTACCATGAACTCAAACAGGAATACATACGATACGACAAGGGTGTTTATGCGACACAGCTGCCTACAGACCCCTATCTTTCTAGTTTTTTAAAAGGAAACCAAATGGCCATCCCAGGAAGCCAAACCGTCAAGATCAAGCATAGTACGTATGAAGATTACGATTTGCCTTCTTATTATACCGTTCTCGATGATTCTTTGATGGAGAAAGAGTTTGACTTTAAAATGCCAGAGTTTACTCCGACCTCTCCTTTCTTGGGCTACCTGCAGACCATCCTAAAACCTTTTCAATCTTTGATTGTGGATAAGAACGTAGGAGACAAAGACAGAATGACCCATCACGAGGAAGTGTATTTGTTAAATGAGTTGTATTCTATTTCAATACAAGAACCCTTTGTCTCGTCTTCCCTAGTGATTAGACCTCGTTCTTATCTCAGTTCCATGACGCTAGAGGGAGATAGTGTACTCACTCGTGCCAATCACGCTAGGGTACCCTATTATGATCTCCTCTTTCGTAAACACGTGGATGATTTTCTTGTCACGGATGTCGAACCCTCTTTTGTCTCTTCCTGTGAATGGAGTAAGAACGACAAGTTAACCTGGTATCGTAATGAATGCACCGATTACAAAGAATACCTTCAGAAGGTTCTTCCGACTTTAGATGAGTTTATGGATTGTTATCTCAATCGAGACTTTGTTAACTTTAGCCAAGCCTTGAAAGAATTGGAGAATTTCAAGATTTCCAAACTCGATTTATCGCTGTATCAAAATATAGTGAAACGGATTGAAACCAATATTCAGTCCCTACGCACCAAGGAGCAACAGTCTAGAAAGGACAACTTGAAACCGGTAGAAATAAAGCCCAATCGCGTCTCTTTTTTACCGGAGCTTACACAAGATTACGTCGCATTGAAAGACGATACCTATTATTCCATGAGTGAAAAGATGAAATATGGACTGATTGATGGGTATCAATACTACATGTTACAATTTCTCAAAAACAAACCTCAATTGCAGTTGGGTGAAGAAGAATTGGCACAGTTTATGGAAGCCATCAAGAAGGAGTTTGAGGAACCCCAAGAAGATGTCATTCACAAACATTACGTTTCAGATGAAGAGATGGAAAAGTATAAAGGAACTATCCTATTACAAGACATTCCTTATCAGGGTAGATATATAGCAGCAGAGGAATATTTTGCGAAGAAGCTCATGGAACGACGAGAGCCACTAACCTACGATGAAATACGAGACAAACTTGAACATGTGTTACAAAATGATCCAGTCGAGGCTCATTTCGACAAATCTCTCGTACAATTTGTGAAAGAATTTATTGCCAAGACACGTGTGGTCAATGGTTGCAAAGCAGTCGTGATGGAAGGAAATAAACAATTTGTATGGAAAGACACAGAATGGGTACCAGATAGTTGTGACTTTGTACCGAAAGGAAAAGGGGAAAGAACTGGTATCAAGCTGGTTGGTCAGTGCGACGACCACAAACGCGAACAATTCAAAAAGCGAGTCTCGGAAATGATACAGTCGTTTCAAGTGGACCGTCTACGCCAAGAAGAGTTCCGAAAAGTTTCACTCGATGACCCCCTTCATAAAAAACGGTTACAATCTGTTCAAAACCGGAAACTATTGCAAGACCTTGTCTACGACAATGAAAAGAAATACTATAAAAACTTGGAACAACAACAAGCAAATGCAACGCCCTTGTCTCCTTACATGGAGCTCCGAAAGCGTATCCTTATGGAACCACAATTGGAGCTGAAATACAAGGCACTACAATTGTTCATTTCTCTCTATACCAAGGTAGGAACAGACCCTCAATGGTTTTATTGTATCGACACGGGGGTCAAGCTGGTACCAGTATTTCTCCTTGAAATTGCCGAGGCTTTTTTGAGACGGGATGACTACGTGGATACCCTACAGCGTATATGTGATCGTCAAGGTGTTCTCAGTGATCAAGGCGATTATTATGTAGATAAGTACAGCGGTTACCCCATTAAAAATATTACCTTTGATGAAGGTGAGGATTATACAGAAAGTGGGTTCAAGGACATTTATCACGAGGTGATTGCAACAGAGGAGGTATTTGAAAAAGAGCTTACGGATGACGAACAAATTCAGAAAACATCCCTACTTACCTTAGTTCGTTATGCTGGATTTGTCTTGGAGGAAACCGAGACTCAGGAACTATTGGACCGTGTCCGAAACTCGGCTTTACTCGCAGGACTAGAAAAGAAAAAGGGACGAGAACAGCAACAGATCTATCTTTACTCCTTGATTACACATGTCCTTGTCTATTTACAAACGATGGATATGAAGAAAGGCACCAAACCAATGCCTCACTGCAAGCGAAGCTTGATGGGATTTCCACTTGAAGAAGAGGATAAGTTGGGAGGTCTCGAGTTTGTAGTATGCATCGCGATGGAATTGGCAAAAGGAACCACTGCACCATGGGCTGCTCTGAAGAAGGTCGCCAAAGATACTATCGTTCAAATGTCCGTCTCTTTCTTGAAGAAATACGTATTAGAAATTCAAGATGTCAAGGATCAACTAGAGGTACGACGTGAACGAGTACAAGAGATCGACCCGAAAGAGACAGAAACATTTCCATGGCCCAGGTTCAGTCCGCGTCTCTATCAATTTGCTCCTTTGGAAAAAAACTCTACAGTTCCTTTGGTTCAACAGCAAGTGTTATCCTTTCGCATCCAACACAAAATTAACGAACATGTAAAGTCGCAAGAAGTTCTCTTGCCAAATCGTCTGGTCAATACGTGTTGTTATGAAAATAATGATACATTGGAATACTTTCTCAAGCATACGTCAGTCGCAACGGAGCTGGGCCAATTTAAAAAACTTATACAAGCGACCCAACTGCAAACAGACCTATTGCAAGCCAATCTCATGTATTCAGCTATACCAACCCAAAGACGAATGGTACAAATGACGGGGTCTATCGCAGAGGAAACCATTTACAAGGGGATCATCCAATGGTTTTCAATGGACGCAGAGTTTAAGGAACCCGTCGTGTTGAAGAAATATGGGATCACGATTCCAACCGATTACAACAAAAAGGACACTCTCGCAGTGAAGATAGAAAAACTGAAACGCGTCAAGCCGATCTCAGAAGAACTCTTTATGGAGATGCTGAAGGACCATTCACTCAAAATGTCTAAATTTGTCTTGGAAGATAAAGAGAGCGAAGTGGTGGTGGAGCATCCGATTGACCAATGGATACGAGGGAAGAAGGAAAAAGATTTGGTGGACTTTTGCGAAGAAGAGGCAGAGAAAAAGATAGGTGCTATTCTTGGTACCGTCAAGGAAAAGATCTTCCAGAAAAAATACGAGGACTGTTTACGTATCAATCAACGGTTTAAATCCGAAAAAAAGAATGGGTTCCTGCCTGCAGACTTGGAACATACAACCTTTATGTCGAAAATCCTTTGGAATAAAATCGAACTCATCCTCTTTGTCTTACCACAAAAGTTGCACAATGCAGCTAGCTTTTACAGCGGAAAGGTGAAAGAGAACTATGTGCCTTCACGCTGGAATTTAAACCAAAAACACAAAAAAATGTTAGAGGAATACGTAGAACAATACGACGGGTCCATGTATTCTTTTGTCTCTGATCCAGAAGTCATGGGCGTATTGGACAAGTGGCGAAAGAAGGAACCTGTCATGCATTTTGCACGGTGGATAAAACTGGACATGTCGCCCAAAAGCAAACGTAGTTTGTATAATTACATCTATGTTTCCCTCTTGTATGAATTGAACACTACGGACCGTATGAAACAGTTTCTACGTGTTCTGATTACGTTGTTGAATGCAGAGGATAAGACTGCTCTAAACTTTGACCCTACCTACATTAATTACCTTTCAGACATGTCTAAGAAATCAGAAGTGGACATCAAGACGGAGACATTGAAACAGATGACCAAGGAAGCACGTAAGGCCCAGAATACCTTAAAGGATTTGAAATTAGGAGAATGGGGGCTAGGCCTCGGGAAAAGTATTTTTAAATACGACAAGAACGTCTACGAAGATGTATACGAAGAGGCAATGAAAATTGAAAAAGGAATGGATAAAACGGCGGAAGAGAGCGAAATTTTTGGAACCTATGGATTAGACGATGGTGAGAATAAAGAAGGAAATGACGGAGATGAATATTATTAAATATTCTCTTAGTTATAGTAATGGATATAAATCGTATCGTCTTCATTCTATTTCTCTATCTTGTTCTGTATACAGGATTGGTTTTATTGAAACCGAATATCCTGTATGAAAAAGAACAGGATATGTTAAGACCGTTTGGAGTAGGTTATAAAAATACAACCATCTTACCTTTATGGCTGGCGAGTATCTTACTTGCGATTTTCTCCTATTTTATCGTGCTGTATATTATCCATTTACGTTACAAAACCATCTTTATCTCCGCATAAATACGATTAGGTTCGGTTAAAAATAATATCAAAGGCTCCTCCCTTTTTACTCCCACACCCAGCGTTCATCAGCGTATTGGTACTGACCAAGACACTGAGTATTCCAACCAACAAGAACCACACAAAATAAGAAACATTATCCTTTAACAATAAGCTGTAATAGAGATCCTTCATGGTGCTTTGCTCAATCTCTGCCGTCAATAATAATAATTTCAAGGTACCTGTAAAGGATTTCCACACAATATTTCCCGTCTCGTCAAAGAATACATCACTCGTATCGAGCTCTTGAACGAGCGTGTCTCTGTCTGAATAGAGAGAATCCAAAGCTTTCAATAGTTGAAAGTTCGTTTGGTCTCTTTCTGCATCACTACGATTTTGTACGGTAAAAATTTTATCCATGGTCTCTTTTAGGCCATACATGTAAGAGGCAGACGAACCAAATGTATTCGAAAACAAACGAAGCCATCCGGGAAAAATACTGAGACAAACTGCAAAAAGTACAAAGATAGCCAACCATGGAATCACTGTAGCATATATGGCAATGTTAAAATCGATTTGTCCACACAATTCAGGAAGAGATGTCAAATAAATATTGATGATGAGCTGAATGACAAAACTTACTACCAAAAAAAGCATTAACCATGCGAGACCATTTTCAGGATAGTATTTGAATTTTAACACAAAGAACAAAAAACAGAATGAAATATAATTGACTAATCCAGTATTGGCCAAATTGCCGAGAGTACTCATATTTGTAGTATAGTATTATATTTTTTAGTCGAATACTATACTTAATGAACTTACCTGGTTCGCCCGTGTTGGTGGAGCCCACGATCAAAAAGGTATTGAACTCAGAGTTACGAATGAGTAACGACTATAAATTTCAACAAAACAGCCTATTATTAAATTTGGGTCTTTTCGTGGTGTTTGTCGTGTTCTTTTCTTTTGTCCTATGGTACTCTTACAAAGGGAAACAGGATCCTTTTCTAAAACTGGAAAAAGAAAAGAAAAAGAGAGAGTATATACTGTCCAAATTACAGCATTATCAAAAAATGAAACAAGAAGTTTTTACGAGTATTCCTTTTTAAGATTATCCTGTCCCTTTATATGGAGTACAAAGAAAAGGTGAATTCCTATTACAGGGAAAAATCAAAACAAGAGGCAACTGCAAAACGTAAAGGCATACCCTCAAAAATGGTTTCACTCGATCGCATACACTTTCAAGACATCCGTAGTCGAATGAAAGAACTCAAGACTCGTATTCAAACCCTGGAAGAACTAAGTAAACGGTATGAGATGGATATTTCTTATGATTTACATGATACAATCCAAGAGTTTGACCAAGTCACGAGACAATTGGAACAAGCAAAAGCCCAATACAATGAACTATTGGATACGCTAGAGAAACGAGAGAGTACCTTACGCGAAGACTATACCAAAGCAGAAGATGCTTTGTCTCGGCTAACAGATGCTTACAAAAAGACAGACGACTTGCAGGAGAAGAAGGACATTTACAAGCAGCAGCGACCCTTTCAACAAAAGATCTTGGCTAGGTATATGAGAGAAATGAAACAAGACGGAGATGGATTTCGTTTGTATACCTTGTATAGACCTGTGCAGGAGATCAAGCTATAAGATTAAAATATAAACGTACAATAATGGGAAAGTATATCGATTTTAAATATTTTCTGTTCAGTTTAGCGATTGGACTACTGTACATTTATATCTCGGATGACCATCGAAAAATAATTGTATTGTATCCTACCCCCGATAATATCGAGGAATATCAATACAAGGACAAGACCGATACGTGTTTTTCTTACGAGTTCAAAGAAAAGGAATGTCCCTCTGATGAGAGTCAATATCATACCATCCTGTTACAAAAATAAAACTCTATTCTAATGATAGACCTCCACCGTTTTCTCAGTAGTCGTACGGGTGTAATTTTAATGTCCATTATCTTAGGTCTAGGTGTATCCACCTTGTTTCGCATGAGCTGCAACTCTCGGAGTTGTATCGTATATACATCTCCAGATTTTAGCAAAAAAAAACTTATTCAATACAATAAAAAGTGTTACGAACCTAGTGAGAAGATGGTAAAGTGTGATCCGAATAAAAAAACAATTGACGTTTGATCATAAATTAATTGGTAAAAATACT